GATGGTGGGCTTTCAGTCAGCGGTGTTCTGGCGCATCTGGTCGATTGCGGCGGCTTCGAGGGCGCGGACGGCGTCGAAGGTTTCGCGCCAGTCATCGGCGCTGAGCTGCTCGCGGTCGAGCAGGTGCAGGAGGGGCGTGTAGTCCAGGCCGGTGGCGCCGCCGAGGCCGACGCGCCATTGGGTGGAGAGGTCGTTGAACAGCCGCCAGGGCAGCTCGTTCTCGGGCCAGATCTCGACGTGGTCGTAGCCGTAGTCGGCCGCACTAAACAGGCCGCCCGGCTTCTCGCGGAAGTAGGCGGCCCGGGCGGCCGTGGTCAGTTTCCCAGCCGGCCCTCGCTGACGGCGCGGCTGTAGGCCTCCATGATGGCGGCGGCCGCCGCGGGCAGTTCGTCGGCCAACTGGGCCGCCGCCTGCGGGGTGAGCTTGTCTTCGAGGTTCCAGCTGTCCAGCACGTCGGCCAGGTAGGCGCCGTTGCGGTCGACCGAGGCGGCCATGATGTCGGCCAGCGTGGCGGACGGGCCGCCAGCGTCCGTAGCGCCGAAGGTGGCGGCCAGGAACTCGCCGAACTGCTTGCGCGTGCGGTAGCGGAACACGCACTCGATCTCGCCATCCTCGCCGCTCGGCAGCTTGAACTTGACGGTGACGGGTGCGTAGGTCTTGGGCGGCTTGCCCAGGGTGATCTTGGCCATGGTGATGGGGTCTTTCGCGGGTGGAGAAAAGCCCGTGCCCAGCCAGGCCTCCCCCGCGAAGAGGAGAACCCGGCCGGGCCGTGGCATGGAGTTGCGCCGTCAGGCGCGGGGATCAGCTGGCGTAGCGCGTGAGGCGGTTCGTGCCGTTGAAGGCGCAGACCACGGTGTTGATCTGGCCGTCGTTGAACTGCACGGCTTCGTTCAGCGCCACGGTGCCGGGGATCAGGTTGACCTGGCCCGAGCGGGTGGTGATGCGCAGCGCGGTATCGGTCTGCACGTCGGTCAGGGACTTGAGCGCGGCGTAGCCGGCGCCGCCGATGGCGTCGGCGTCCAGCGTGAGCTGGTAGGACGAAGCGTTGAAGCCGTCGTTCTTGCCGTAGCGAACGTCGGAGTCCATGTACTTGTAGTTGACCGTGATGGGGTCGCCGCCGGAGCTGGAGATGGCGGTGATCATGTCGATGGTCTGCCAGGTGGACACCTTGCGCACCGAGCCCGCGCCGGTGCCGGCGGGGAAGAAGGTGGTGTTGCTGGTGTCGATGCTCTCCAGCGTGATGCTGACGTTGGCGGACAGCGACTTGACGCGCGCCAGGCGCTTGTTGAGCCGGCCCCAGCCGCTGGTGACTTCGACGAAGTCGCCGTTGGACAGGCCGGTGGTGCTGGCCATGCCCAGGACGCACTCGGCGGCGTTGGAGGCGCTAGAGGTGGGAAGGGCTGAGCCGAACGCAGTTGCGACTGCGACGGTGGTGCCGGTAGGTACTTGAGCCATGGTGAGGGGCCTTTCAGAAGTGAAAAGCCCACCGGGCGGGATGCACGGCGGGCCGGGGTGATGCCCTCATCGGGCAAAGAGAAGCCCGCCGCGGCGGGGTGCCGGGCGGGCTGATTGGGGGCGTCAGGTCACGAAGGCGTTAGGCAGCCGCGGCGGTCGGTGTCGTCGTCGACGTCTCCGATGGGCTCGCTGTCGGGGCGGGCGGTGAATGCTGAGGCGCCGCACAGCGCGTCTTCGATGGCGCGGCACAGGGTCAACGCCTCGGCGCGCGTGGCGGCCCAGGTGTTGATCTGGACCATGCTGTGGCGCTTGTCGGCTGCGACGTTGTTCACGTAGCGCAGCGGCTGGCCGCCGATGTGCTGGTAGGTGACGTAGGGCACGGCGGCGCCCTGCGGCGCGACGTCGGGGTAGACGCGCGGGCAGGCAGCGACGAGCACCGCGACGAGGTCGGATTCCATGCTCACTTGAGCAACCCCTTTTTCTGCAGCTCGGAGAAGAAGCGCTCGGCCATGGCGGCCTGGGCCTGCGGGGCGCGCGACCAGGCGCTGCGCAGGAACGCCTTGCCGGGGATCTGCAGCGGGCCACCCTTGCGGGGCACGTAGTAGGCGTCCTTCACGGCGCGCGACGCGCTGCGCTTGGGCTTGGGCTGGCCCTGCATCTCGGGGCGCACCATCGGAAACATGCGGCCGCGGGCGTCGCGCGCGATTTCGTAGCGCTGCAGGTAGCCGAACTCGACGAGGTGGCCGTGGGGCGCCTTCTTCTCGTTCCAGCTGATGCGGTAGGTGGCGCGGCCCGCGCCGCTTTCACCATCGGCGAACGCCTGGTAGATGCTGCGATCCAGGTTGCCGGTGACGCGGCGCAGGCGCGCGACGTTGGCCTTGACCTGGTCGTACAGCACCTGGGCGCCGGCCTGCGCAGCAGGGCGGGCGGCGGCCAGGGCCTCGTCGACGAGGGCGTCGAGACCGAGGTCAGCGCCGGTCATGGTGATGGTCAGGCTCACGAGACCACCTCGCAGACGAGGTCGGCGAAGTCGCGCTCGGGCAGCAGCACCGCGCGCACGGCGTAGACGACACCGCCATGCAGCACGCGCCAGCCGGCCGCCAGGTCGGCGCGGCGCCAGACGCGGATGCTGGCCTGCACGGCGCTGACGCGGGCATCGGCCTTGATGGCCTGCAGGCCGTTGACGTGGCGCACGTCGGCCCACACGTCGGCCACGGTCGTGAAGCCCTGCGTGGGCTGGCCGAGCGCGTCCTGCCCGGCCGCCGGCTGCTGGAGGGTGACGCGGTGGTTGAGGGTGACCATGGCGTCAGGCAAAGAGGCGTTCGCCGTCGAGCAGGCGCTCGAACAGCGGGTTGACGGTGAGCACGCCGTTGGACAGGGCCTCGGGGCTTTTGACCCAGGCCGAGACGACCGCTTTGATGAAGGTGCGCACGGACTCGGGCACGGTGGCAGCCTCCGCGCCGGGCGCGGGGCCGGCGGTCAGGTCGATGCGCACGCGCGGGCCGACGGGGCGGTCGGCCAGCACGGGCCAGCTGGTGCCGGTGGCCGGGGCCAGCACGGTGCCGTTGTTGCCGATACCTCCGGGGGCGTAGACGTAGGCGCTGCTGTCGAGCGGCGAGGCGGAGAAGTCCACGCCCGTCCAGTACCGGACGGCGCTGGCGGTGGCGTTGTGCACGGCGAGGGCGTCGGTGTCGGCCGGCCAGTCGGCCAGCTCGGCGCGCAGCACCTGGCCGCGGTAGCAGCGGCCGGTAAGGTGCTCGGCCTGCTCGCGCGCGGAGGTGATGAGGCTGGCGAGCTCGGCGTCGAGCGCGTCGGTGTCGATGCGCGCGGCGACCTTGACCTCGGCGACCGTGACGGGGTCGAGCGAGTCGGCGACGTAGAGGATGCGCTGCATGGGGTGGGCGTGAAAAAGCCCGCGCTAGGCGGGCTTGGTGGGGTGGCGGTACTTAACCGGCAGGGGCTTGGAATCAGGCCGTCGGGCTGAAGGTGTACGGCGCCGTGTCACGACGCAGCTCGAACTCGCCCACGTCCAAATTGCCGGTCACACCGGCCGCGCCGTAGATGCCCATGCGCACGGTGATGATTGCGCACGTCGGGTCCAGCGTGACGGTCGGAGTGCGCAGCACGTAGGTGCCTGCCGGCACATTGGTGGGCAAGGCGTCAGCTCCGCCCCAGTTGTTGCAGTTCGACTTTTTGACGATCGAGCCGTAGCCCGAGGTGTACTGCCAGATCTGCAGCACCGGCAGCACCGCCCCCGTCCAGGCGGACAGTGCGATACGGCACTGAGCGATTAGCGATGCGCCGGTATCCAAGGGGTCAACGACCTTCAGCGTCGCCGCGCCGGAAGTGAATGACGCACCTGGCGTGGTGGACCAGGTCGCGGTCGGGTCAGCACCAGCGGCCAGGGCGCCGGCCGTCGTGACCCGGTAGGCCACACCATTCGGCACGGTGGGCCGCACGATGTCATTGAGGTTGACGGCCAGGCCGGAGGCCCAGTAGCGGAGGATGGTGTCGAGCGGGCCGCAGAACAGCTGTTCGTTGGCGCCACCGACCGTGCAGGCCAGGCGCAGCATCTCGCCCGAGCGCCAATCCGACTTCGCCACCTTGGAGGCAACGGCTGTGCTCGTGCCAGAGCGGCCCGTCTGCCAGCGGTCTGGGCCGGTGCCAGTGATACCGGCGCCGAGCGAGAAGCCGTTGACGCCGCCCGCGTTGTTGCCCCAGGCGTTGCCGTTGAGGACGATGTTCTTTTGCGCGGAACCGACCGTCATGAGTCCAGCGGTACCGGGTGCGATCTTGGGGACGATGGGGTCCAGCACCTCGAACAGAGAGCGTCCCATCGGGACGGCGCCCTGTGTGATCGGGTGGATGCCATCGTTCGTCGTGCCAGCAAGCGGCGCGCCGTCGGTCGCCGACATCAGCGCGCCGGCCATGTCGCACAGCAGCATGCCGGTCGTCGAACGCGCGTAATCGACAATCCAGGCGTTCAGCGCCGTCCACTGCTCGATCTGTGCAGCGCTGTAGGTGGCCGGCGTGACCGTGCAGGCGATGACGGTGATGCCCGCTGCACGCATCCGCGTATAGATCTCTTGCAGGTTGGCCGCGATGGCAGTCGCCGTGAGGCTGCCGAACAGGTCGTTGACGCCGATCATCACCAGGCCGTATTTCGGCCGGTAGGCGATCATGTCGCGGTCCAACCTGGCCAG